TTATCATTACCTGAAGTCAATGCATCGGCAACTGTACCTCCAACTAAAACATTTCGTAAACCTGACGTAACACTTGTACCAGCTTGATAACCTACTGCTACATTATAATTATTATCTCCATAGTTTTGAACTTTTAAAGCTTGATAACCTATAGCTACGCTTCTATGTCCAGTATCTTCAGTGGATAAAGCTTCGTAACCTATGGCAATATTTCTTGAACCACTAGTTAACGCGTCTCCAGCAAGTCCACCTATTAACGTGTTAAAAGCACCTGTTGAAACTGCTACACCAGCATCGTATCCTATAGCTACATTATAAGCGTCAGCTCCCGCGTTTTGTACTTTTAAAGCTTGGTGACCTATTGCAACATTTCTACCGTGTTCATCTTCAGTAAATAACGCTTGTGTACCAATAGCTATATTATAATGACCTGTTGTTAGACTACTACCAGTTAATCCACCTAATAAAACATTGTTAGTACCAGTAGTTACTTCTTGACCAGAAGAATGTCCTACTGCAACATTATAATTATTGCTATCGTTGTTTTGTTTATTTAAAGCATAATATCCAATCGCCATACTATTACCACCTGTGTCTTCAGTTGACAAAGCTCTAAAACCAATAGCAATATTATGATTACCCGTGGTTAATGCATCTCCAGCTTCAGCACCTATAATTGTATTCTGAACACCTGTTGTCATGGCTTCACCAGCTTCATGACCTATAGCTACGTTATAAGCATCTGCTCCCGCGTTTTGATTTCTTAATGATTGAAAACCTACAGCTACATTTTTACCATGCCCGTCTTCGGTAAGAAGAGCTTCAAAACCTATAGCTACATTATTAGTACCACCTTGCAAAGCCGCACCAGCATTAGGGCCAAATAATACATTTTGACTACCAGTTGTAATAGCTGTACCAGCATTATAACCAAATGCTGCGTTGTAATCTCCAGATGTTAAAGCGTCTAAAGCACCTATACCTAAACCTGTGTTATAATGAGCGGATGAAATAGTTCCAGTAGTACTGTGACCGATTAGAAGTGATCCTGTGAAGTTAGTTCCTTCAGCTTTGAAGCCTAAGGCTGATGTTGTACCACCGTAAATTTCTGTGAAGTTATCGTTACAAATGTCAAATGCTTCCCTTAGCGTAGAGCCAGTTCCGTCATTAGCACTTGAACCTATATTTATAGTTTGTTTAGCCATGTGTTATGTATTACATTTGGTTAGCATCAGCTGAAAAAAGAGTTGAGTCAGCTTTTAGCTCAGTAAAGTCTGCGCGTAAGTTAAACGCGTTAATTCTAGTATCAGCGTTTATTATTTGCTCACTGTATACCACGTTTGCTTTTATTCCTAATAAAGCCATGTTTTAGTATATCGCCATTATATCGTCAGCAGTAGTTGCAAATGCAAATATTCTGTCAACTTCAACTGGTAAGAAAGATCCAGCCGCTATATTTTGAAATAATATCGGTCTGTGTATTTCATATTTTTCACCACTAGCCATAATATCAGAAGCGCTATTAGCAGCATCTACTAAACTAAGTCTAGTGTCACTATCTACAGCTCCAACAAAAGCAACTGTACCATCAGTAGTGTTCACTACTAAATCTCTTGCTTGCACTGTGCTACTAAAATTTTGATTATCATCTGCTAGTTTATTACTAACACCACCAGTTGCTGTACCGTTATCTACAATCTTTTTTTGACCAGAAAGGTTAACACATATATTACCAGCAGTACCAATGTAAACACCGGCTCCATTTTCTGTATGAGCTACTGTTGTAAGTGCGTTTAAATCTTTTGTGTTATCTAAATAGTTTATAGCAGCACTACCAATAGTACTAGCGTCTTTCAACACTACAGCTCTTCTAACTGTTTGTACACCTGGTTTTCCTGGTGCTCTATATCTATCTGGACTACCCGTTATATCTCCGTATGCCATTTTAAATTTGTTTTTTTATTATTATCTGTTTTTATCTTTGTTGACTAAATTTATAGCTTTAATCATTACTTTATCTGAGTAAGATCCACCTTCCATTATTTTATTTCTTCTAATACTAGTTGGTAAATCTTCTGTTCCTAATAACATCCTGTATATTCTACTTATAAGTTGACTACACTTAAACGATGTTTTATATATTGTATATTTTTGAGTTGTATTGTTTCTTTGTCTCCAAACTGTTATCCAGTCGTTACGTCTTAAACGTTCCCACCTATTTTTATCCCATGAAAAAGTATAAACTCCGTCTATATAATCTTTTCTTGTAAATAACTCCATACAATCAAAGTAAATTAGAAGTTCTAGATCAGCATCTTTTAAATTGTATGTTTTACAAGCCCATTTTCGTATAATACGATAATGCTTTAACAAACCTATGCTTCTAAGATCTTTAGCTTCTAATTTTCTCACAAGACTATAACAACGTCTTGTTGTTTTATTACAAGAAATATATTTTCATCTATTTCTATGTTAAACCCAGCGTGTTTATCGTAATAAATTTTATCATCAGTTTTAACACCTTGAATTAAATCCCCTACGCTTTTTACAACACCTTGTCTATATCTTATGTCTTCTTTTATTTTGTCTGTAAGAAGTAAACCACCTTTTGTTTTAGTAGCTTTTTCTTTTATTTCTTCTACAACTAAGTAATTACCTATTGCTCTCATTCCTCTCTCATATTACTAATTACACAATCAGTTGATAATATTGTCGAGGCAACAGATACCGCGTTTTTCAACGCGCTTTTAGTTACTAGTAAAGGATCTATAATACCTTCTTTAATCATATCAACTGTTTCACCAGTTACTACATTAATTCCTTTACCTTTTCCTTTTTGTGGTACATATTCTAAACCAGCATTTTCAAGTATATTTTTATATGGACTTTTTATTGCTTCTGTAAAAATACTAGCACCATCACTTTTACTTTTAATATTATTTGCAGCATTTAATAAAGCAACACCACCGCCAGGAACAATACCTTCTTTAACAGCAGCTTTAGTAGCATGTATTGCATCATCAACTCTATCTTTCTTTTCTTTCAACTCTACATCTGAGTTTGCGCCTACAGATATAACTGCGACGTTACCAGATAATATAGCTAATCTTTCTTCTAACTTTTTTGTTTTTAAACTAGGATCGCTAGAACTCAATTGATCTTCAATGTCTTTTATTCTAGCTTTAGCTTCTTCTGTTATTTCAGATATTTTTAATACTGTAGTTCTACTATCAGATACACACGTTTCACACTCACCAAGCATATCAGGTGTAATTAAATCTACATCGTCTCCATACTCTTCATTTATATGCGTAGCACCTGTTATAGACGCGATATCATCTAAAAAATCTTTTTTCCAGAAATTAAAACCTGGAGGAGCAACTACATTAGCTTTTATATTACCTTTTATTTTATTCATTACCAACGCTGTCATTGGTTGTTTTTCTAATTCACCTATAATAAGTATTGACCTATTGTTTTGAACAGCATATTCTAATACCGTTTGTATCTTTCTAACTATGCTTATTGGTGAGCTTACTAGTAATACTAAAGGTTTTTCTAATGTTACTGTTTGCTTAGCCGTATCTGTAACAAAATTAGGATTAGCATACCCTTGATTTATTTGTGAACCAGATACAACTTCAACAGTTGTTTGTTCTGACTTTCCATCAGAATCCATCATTACAGTACCGTTTTTACCAACTTTTTTAAAAGCCTCACCTATAATAGATCCAAGCTCTTTATCGTTGTTTGATGATATAGTTGCTACTTGATCAATCATATCACCTTCAACTGGTACTTTTATTTTTTCAAGATACTCAATAGTGCTATTACATGCTTCTTGAATATCTTCCTTTATTTGTCTTAAACTTTCTTTTGTTTCTTTATTATTAGCTTCTTTTAATAAGCTATGTGCTAAAACAGTTGCGGTTGTTGTTCCGTCACCGGCTTCACTAACAGTTTTTCTAGCTGCTTCTTTAATTAATGTAGCTCCTATGTTTTCTACAGGATCTTTTAATATTATAGAATTAGCTACAGTTACACCGTCTTTTGTAATCATGGGTCTTCCCATGAAGTCTTCTAAGATAACACACTTACCGCTAGCTCCAAGTGTGGAGCTAACAGCTTGTGTTAATTTATCTATCCCAGTAAAGACTTTATCTTTAGCATCACTACCAAAGCTTAAAGTCTTCACAATGTCTTGTGGATTTTGCATTTAATTTAATTTAATTTAGTTAATGTTATTTAAAAGTTTTAACAACTTTTGGGCCATTAAGAAACTCTACTTTTTTACCGTAGTGATCTACTGATCCGTCGATAGCAGCTTCTGCTCCTTCAACTGTTTCTCTTCTGGTTACATCAATCCAAGTATCTTCTTCCTTAGGATGTTGGTACTCGGTTTGGTAAAAACCATTTGGTAACTGGGTTATTCTCCAGCTTGATTTGTTAGCTAAATGCTTCCAAACTTCAACGGTTTCTTTGGAAATTTGTGGTTGACTATTCCACGTTTTAGTCGAATAAAAAAATGTCATTTGGTTTTGGTTTTAATTAAACATTTTGGTTATTGCCCTTTACCGGGCCGGTTATTTTATTTTACTTCCAAGGCAATCTATCTTTATATTGAATAGAAGTGTTTCCAAAAGCATCAAATGCTTTATCTAATAAATGGTTTTTTTTTTAGGTTTTCCAAATCTACTTTCAAAAGCTTTATTAATAGATTTTTTATCATATACTCTATTACCTGTAATAATAGGTCTAAAGTTGCTTTTTGGTTTTGCAGCTCTACTTTTTGCACCCGCATAAAGATCACCTGTTTTAGAACTACCATCGGGATTAAAAAGTTTTTTATCTGCTTTACTAAATTTTTTACTAATTAGCTTAGATGCTCCTTTAACGGCTTTACCAGCTAATCCACCAACAAGACCTATATTGCCAGAAGCACCTTTCTTAGCAGCTTTTTTCATTTCATTTGTCATAGGTACTATATCACCTTTTTGTTTTTTGTCTTTACCATTAAAATTCATAGGTTTTTTATTGTAATACATTGGCGCTACTTCTTCTCTAAATGAACCTGGAGTATTTTTTTCTCTAGAACCTGGTTTCATCATAAAAGGACCACCTGTGCCAGTGATATTTTTTGATTTTTTTACCGCTTTTCTTAATGTTTTACCAGCTTTAGCAGCTCCTTTAACAAGGTCTTTACTTCCTTTGATAAATTTTTTACCAGCAGCTATAACTGCAGTAGCAGGTCCATAAACTTTGTCTCCACTTATATCACCTACAGGTGAGTTTGTATAAGGGTTTCTTTTAAATGATTTTTTTCTTGTACCGTCTTTTTTGAATGGCATAATTTTAGTTTTAATATTTATTTTTTCTGTATGGAAACATCATGTTCATAGCTTCACGTCTGCCTTCGCAACCACAAGGTATGTTTAAACCTTGAGAAACAACATCTACCATTTTTTTAATGCCTGTTGTTTTTGTAAACTTATGTATACTATCTCCTAATCCTTTTGATTTCATAATTTTAACATTTCCATCTGCGTCTAGCAGCTAAACCTCTTTTACTTTTCCATTTTTTAGATCTAGCGCAAAATGATTTTCTTCTTTTAGCGTCTTTGCTACCAGGTTTTACTTTACCAGTAACTGCTGTTTGCAGTTTACTACCTGGGTTTTTACGTTTATATGCAGCAACACCTTTTTTAGTCATACCTGCACCTTCTTTAACTGTGCGGAAATTACGATTTTTACCTTTAGTCGTTTTTCTTGGCTCGTTGCTTGGCATAATTACTTCTTATACATCTTAGGTTTAAACATCATAGCTTTTGAATCAGCTCTAAATGTACCAGGTGTATTTATTTCTTTAGAACCAGGATTCATCATATAAGGCCCTTTATGTTTCATAGGCTTATACTCCATGGCCTTGCTTGTTACTGGAAAACTTTTTCCACCAACTTCAAAAGAATCTTTACCAGCTTTTATAGCTTGTACTCTTTTAGCGTTAAAACTCATTGGTTTTTTACCGTAAGCCATTTTTGGCTTTTTCTGTTCTGCTTTACTAGCGTGAACTGCTTTTCTTTGTGCTGCACTTTTATATCCCATATTATATATATTACTTATTCTCCACAGGGTTTACCTGTAGCTATGTTAACCCATTTTTCTTTTTTAAACCAATCACGTAGTGTAGCGCCTTTTTTACGAACACCTTTAACGTTTGATTTACTAGATCTTTTATATTTACCTTTTGAAGCAGCAGACTTTTTAGCATTAATAACTTTTTGCCTCTGCTCTTTGCTCATACTTTTATATTTAGCGTATGGTAAGCAAACTTTTGAAGTACCTCCTCCTTTTACAGACATAATTATTTCTTTTTACCTACGCCCCAGTTTTTAGCACCTTTTTTTCTACACTGAACTAGTTGTCCAGACGCGTAAGCGCTAGGCCATACTTTTACAGCTCTTTTTACTTTGTGATAACAAGCATCTTTTTTACCTTTAGCCATAATTAACTTTTCTTTTTTATAGGCACGCAGTTATTAACCATTCTACCGCCTTTCTTTTTTAAACCTTTTTTTACGTAACCTCTCCAGCAAGGTTTTCTTTTACTTTTTGGCATGTGCTTTTGTTATATATTTATTTACCAACTTTCTTCATCGCTATTTTGTGCGATTTACCGAATGTTGCTCCATTTTTCATAGCAGTAACCATACTTCTTATATGCTTTACTGTATGATGCTTAGAATGTCTTTTAAGAGCACCTTGCTGTCTTTTGTTTAAACTATCTACGTTTACACCTTTTACTTTCATTTTTTATATTTTTTAATTGAAGCTTCCCAAGGTAGTTTCCTACTTCTTGGGTCTATCTTACTATTAGGTATTACAAAATATTTGTTTGGTTTAGGCCTATAGTAATAGTTATTCATGTCAAAATGTAACACTCCAGTTCTTATTTGCTTTAAGTGTTGTCTTTCGTGATGAACAGCTTCTTTCTTTTGTCTTTTACTTAAATTTTTATTTAGATCTATTTTGCCATTTACATCTATTTGAGCCCATACATTTTTAGGCATTTTTTTTTCAACAACAGTTGACCCTGATATTGAATGCTCTTTATTAAAATTAAAAAGCTCAGATATGTGCTTCATTTTAAATGCCATATCTTAATTATGAAAATGGAGTTGCAGGTGAACCAGTACATAGAAGTGTACCTTCAACATGCCATTTGTCAGCTGCAATGTTTGTTACTGTAACTTTACTACCAGCTCTACCAGTAGTTGTTCCGTTAAATGTTATTTGATGAAACTCATCTGCTACTTGACTTGCAAAAGAAGCATTAGCGTCAGAAGAATCTGTGTCTACTGTCATAACTGATCCAATTAAATCTTCGTTTGTAGAATCAGCACATTGTATTCTTTTAGTTCCAGCAGTATCGTCGAGTACTATAAAATGGAAATAAACACCTGTTAAATCACCACCACCAGAATCTGGTAAAGTAAATGTAGCAGCTGCATCGTTAAATACAAATGTTTCACCTGAATCGTTTGCTGTTAAACTTGTGTTATCTGTAATTGCTGTAACAGGAGTTCTAAGACCAAATACACGTGCTTTTGTAGTTGAAGCACTACCAATTACTGTACTGCTTGATCCTTCACCAGTAGCTCCAGCACCTATTACAATAGATAAATCATCACCGGCGGCGGCAACATCCGCAGATCTACCAATAACAGTATTATTTGCACCTGTTGTTGTAGTATCACCAGCTGATGTACCTATGAAAGTGTTTCTATTTCCTGTTGTTAAAGCCATACCTGATTGGTAACCAACAGAAGTATTTTCCATATCTTGAGCTCCTGATGGGTCTTGATTATATAAAGCCTTGTAACCTATTGCGACAGAAGCGCTACCAGTATCATCTGAATATAAAGCTTGACTACCAATAGATGTATTTTTTATACCAACAGTACAACTATAAGAAGCGCTGTGACCTATAGCTACGTTATGCATATCAGTATTTCCTGAAGGATCCATATTATATAAAGCACTAAACCCAACAGCAACACTTTCATCACCATCAACATTAGCTTGCATTGCTTTTATTCCAATAGCAGTGTTTTCAGTACCTGTTGTGTTTGCTGCTAAAGAATTATTTCCAATACCAGTATTTGATCCACTTGTGTTTGCAAGACCTGATTGATAACCTATAAATGTGTTAGCGCTTCCACCAGCGTTTGCAACACCAGCTTGATATCCCACTGCTACATTTTCAACTCCAGTGGTAGCGTTTAAAGCACCATGCCCAACAGCTACATTGTAACTAGTTGTAGTAGATGTTGCTAAAGCAGCTGCGCCTATCGCGATATTTCTTTCACCCTCTGTTATAGCTCCACCAGCTCCGTAACCCATTACAACGTTACTACCACCAGTTGTTATAGCATCACCCGCTAAACCACCAACAATAGTGTTATATATACCACTACTTACATCATGCCCTGCTTCGTAACCAATAGCAACATTGTAAGCTGAACCATCGTAATTTAAAGCAGTTAATGCTTCAAATCCTATTGCTACGTTTTTATCACCCGTATCTTCAGCAGATAACGCATTGTAACCTAATACTGTATTTGAATCACCAGTTGTAAGTGCATCACCAGCTTTAGAACCTACTATAGTATTATATGGTCCAGTGGTTATAGATTTACCAGCTTCGTATCCCACAGCAACATTATAAGTATCATTTGCGTTCTGCGTTGTTAATGCTAAATAACCAACAGCTACATTAAAACTACCAGTATCTTCATTTGTTAACGCATCTTGACCTATTGCTACGTTTTTACTACCAGTTGTTAAATTATCACCAGTAGTGCTTCCAACTAATACATTTAAACCACCACTTGTTATATTTGAACCAGCTCCATTACCAATAGCAGTGTTTTGAGAATCACCACCATCATTACCGTGATTTCTCAAAGCTTGAAAACCAATACCTACACTCATTGTACCACCAGTTCCAAGCTCTCCAGCTTCTTTACCTATATATACATTTTTACTTGCTGTTTCTAATAATCTACCAGCTTCATAACCAACAGCTACATTATCATCACCTGATGTTACGCTTCCTAGAGCTGATATACCTACACTAACATTTTGTTCAGCACTACTAGTGGTAGAACTTGGATCAGCTCCAACAAATAAAGAATTATTTTCTATTAATACGTTTGATAAGTTATTTAAACTTATTTGAGAACCTTGTACTGATAAACCTGTAGCAAGTGTTATGTTTAATGTTTGAGAAGTTAAACCTATAAAGCTACCATTACCTATACTACTACCACCAATTGTTACACCATCAATAGTACCACCGTTAATATCTGCGGTATCTGCTACTAATGAGTCGATGTTTGCGGTACCATCAATGAATAAATCTTGCCACTCAGCAGCAGAGGATCCTAAATCAAACGACCCGTCAGATGAAGGTAGTAAATCAGAGCCAAGCGTACTTGACAATGTGACTGTTTGTGTGAAGTATGTTTGTAAATCAGATAATGAGAACAATTTTGTTGTTCCAGCGTCTGTTCCGAGTAGTTTTTCTACTCCAGTTATAGAAGTATCTGATGTATATGTGCTAATTCTTGCCATTATTGTTATTTTTTCTTTTTTGTACCTTTACCATGTCCACCGCGATTTGCTTTGACTGAAACAAACTTTTTCTTAGTGTGGTCATAGTCCATACCTTTAATATTTTTACCATTTTTTTTGGCTTTACGTCGCTTTCTTTGGTTTTCAGCGCGCATCTTCTCTCTTCTAGGTGTATTAGCCGCGGCTAGATCTCTTTTGCGCTTCGCCATAAGAGCCCTTGAACTTAGTTTCTGTGCCATATGATTAGTTATTTGTCTACTTAATACTATTTCACACTGTTTTCAAGGAATTTAAGGTAAATTATATAATTATTTTTAATATAGGGCTGACAATAGGGTGATACTTATATACTATTATAGGCTACTGTCACGCTGAGGTATTACAAATAGAGAGGTTTAGTGTTGCTCCCTCCCTCTAGCTACTTCTTTACTAAACCAAAACACTTTCTAAAAACCCGGGGCCCCGTACTTTTCAGTATTTACACAGAATATTTTTACGTTTTCTATCTGTATACTACATTATGCTTCGTAAAGATGCTAGGTATCTCACAATATAGATACGACCTCAGCTAGATAATATAATAAATAATAATAATCACTATGACATACGACGAATTATACTCATGAACTAGATTTATCCTACATAATAATCTAATATCATTATAGTTAAGCTGTCTGCATGGCCTGGTTCTGAGATAAGACCGGAAGAGTATACTCCGCCTTACGCTATACTTTTCGGTATGTGACTGATTGTCATGACATTGTGTCATATGGATTTATAAATGATAGTATGACATTGTGACATATAGTGCAGTGACA